GCGGAATGTAATCAGCGCGGGTTCAGAATGAGTTCGGCTTTAACTGGAAGAAACGGTGACATTCTGGCGGCTAGATCGAATTAACTGTGGGACAACACTAGATATGGGGGTGGGGTAGGGGTTCAGACCCCATATATGGTGTCTCTGGCCCTGTCCACCCCACTAGATGTAGGCTTGAGGCCGACATCAGAACCCCAGAACAGAGGAGTAATCATGGCCAGAGGAGGCCCCCGCAAGGCAGGCGGACCATCCCGCAAGGGAGCGAAGGCAGCGGTCACCATTCTGACTGCTCAGGACGTGTCGGAGATCGAGATTCCCCCAATGCCGGACCCGGCGAAGTGGATCCCGATCCCGGGCCAGTCCGGAGCGAAGCGGAACAAGGAGGACCAGGCGATCGTGGACTACCACGGCGTCGAGGATCCGAGCGTGGACAACTACACGCCGGAGTGGGCACCCGCTGTCGTCGACTGGTGGAACGACATCTGGTCGTCCCCGATGGCCAGGGAGTTCGTCGACTCCGACATCCACGGCCTGTACCTGGCCTGCTACTACCTGCACGAGTCGATCAACCCGTTCTACCGGCTCACGGACCGGCTCAGCGCCGCCAAGATGTTCGAACAGACGGTCAAGAACTACGGCTTGACTCCGTCGGCGCGTGAGACGCTGCGCTGGCAGGTCGCACAGGGCACCGCCGCGCAGAACCGGACCAACCATTTACGTCAGGCGGCGTCGGCAGGGACAAAGAGGACGGCGGACAGCGACTCCGTGCAGGACCTCTACGGTCGGCACGCCTGACCGCCGGAACCAGTTCGACCAACCCAGCCAAACCCAACCCATCCAGCCCCACCCCAACACCTAAGGAGCGCACTCATGCGCAAGCTCACCCGTCTGGCACTCATCACCGCCAGCACCGCTCTCGTCGGCCGTCTGGTCGACGCCTACCTCCGAAGCCGGGACGCCGAGCTCACCGAGAACGTCATGTCCTGGACCGTCGACCAGCTGAAGGCAGACGGTCTCCTCGACCTCGAGGCGATCCGCCAGCGACAGGCCGACAACGCACCCAAGACCCTGCTCGAGGTCGACCTCACCGACCTCAACCCGACCCACCTCGTGGCCCCGGTCGACCCGGCCGAGGCCGAGAGGGAGCGCTGCAAGGCGAACCACCCCTCGAACCAGGCTCCGTCCGCTCCGGTGCCGGACATCAGCTCGGCTGCTGAGCGCCAGGAGCAGGACTGGACCGACTACGCGGACCCGACCCAGGCGGAGGCAGCGGAAGCCGCCGAGATGTTCCTCCGAGCACCGGACTACGAGGAGATCGACCCCGACGACCTGACCGCCTCTGAGGTCGACGAGATCGAGATCCCGGGGGTGCCGTCCCGAGAGGATGTCATCTCCCAGGCCCGCTTCCTGTCGTCCGTCGGCCGAGCCACCATGTCCGAGCAGCAGGTCGCCGACCTCATGGAGTCCACGCACCAGTCCGCACTGGACTCCTACGAGAGGGTGATCGAGGAGATCGGCTCCGAGGAGCTCCAGCAGGGGATTGTGGCCCGCCACGGCGAGGACGTCATCCTGAGCTTCAAGAGGTTCATGGACGGCGAGCGACTCGACACCCTGGAGGAGTACCTGCTCCTGGTCCGCGCCATCGCCGTCGAGGCGTCGCTCCAGAGCTGACCCTCACCCTTCCCACCCCCGTTCATTACCCCCGGTCACCCGGGGGTTTTGCTTTGCCCGGACCAGTGTGCCAAGATAGAGGCACGGCAGCAGAAAGCAGCCGAACCGAACACCGAACACGACCCAGAAAGGCTCTACCAATGAGCACCGAACGCTTCATCGAGGAAGTCCTCGAGAAGATCAACGAGTGGGAGTGGGCCGTCCGCGACACGCTGTCCAACGACATCTGCGACGACTACTTCTTCCACCTCACCACCTCGGCGATCACCATCTCCTTCCCGCAGGGAGCCCTCACCCACCCGGTTACCGGGAAGGTCTGCCTCGGCGTCTCCGCTGAGCGCGAGCAGATCGACAACATGCTCCACGACTTCGTCGGCGACCTCCGTCTCCCGGTCCTCCACCTCCTCGAGGAGCGGTACCAGAAGGCCCCCTTCGTCCCGACCCACGTCTCCAACCTCGAGCGCGAGGTGCTGTCCGCTCCGGAGCGGCCGACCCCGTGGATCGTCACCGGGTTCGCCTACAACCTGCTGAGCGCCATCATCACCGACGTCTTCGGGGAGGCCGAGGCTCCCGAGTTCATCGAAACCCTGGTCGATTTCGCTCGGCAGGACTCGATCGAGGGCCTGACCAACCGGACCAACGCGGACAAGAGGGGTGAGTAGCAATGCGGCAGCTCCGCGACACCGAGGCGAACCCCTACGACCGGCCGTACCGGGCCAAGCGCAAGCGCAAGATCGAGCCGGGGTCGGCCGACGTGATCTCCGAGGCGAACGAGACCTGCGACGAGCTGATCGCCTACCACTCTCCGGGTCGAGAAGGTCAAGGCCTGGACCTGGTCTCAGATCGATCAGACCGACCGGTCCGAAAGCGCCTTCGACCTGCTGGACATGAACCCCGATCTGGCGGGTCACCTCTTCGAGGCGATCTACGGACCGTCGAGGAGGGTCGCATGATCTGGTTCTTCTACTACAGCAACTCCGGCTGCACCGCGAGGTTCATTCACGAGTACGTGTTCGGGGTGCCTGAGCTCCGCCTCGGCGCGAAGGCCTGCCGGTTCTTCTCAACCAGCCCCCACGGCCGGACGACCGGGATGACGGTCACCACGTCAGCGCAGCGGACCCCGCCGGAAGCGGCCACCTGGCTCGAGCAGTCGGGGCCGAAGAAGGGGGACACCGTGATCCTCTGCGTGCCGACCTACGGCCGGTTCGACCATCGTCAAGGCAAGACCGTTGACTACATCCCGAAGTGCCTGCGTCCCGATCCGGACAGCGACTTCACGCCGGACGCCGCGATCGTCTTCGGCAACCGGAACTTCGGCTCGGACTACTGCGCGGCGAGCCGTGAGCTCGAAGCTCAGGGGATCCCGGTCCTGGAGCACATCGAGATGTCCGGTGACCCCGACATAGCTCGAACAGTTGTGCGAAAGGCGATGATCCTCGACGGGATGGAGCCTGACGACCCCCGCCTCCCTCGGCTCGACGCCGAGCAGTAGCTCCACGACCCCCAGACCCGGCCAGCACCACGCTGAGCCGGGTTTTCTCATGCCTGGATATGCTATAATCGCAGGTGAGAGCATGAAACCGACCTCCGCTGGCACCGCCTCGGCGAAAACCTCCGAATGAAAAACGCTCTGAGAGCGATTCTAAGCGCCTAAAACACCCTTACCCTAACTCGGGTACCCAAAGCGTCTAAAGACGCGCGAGGGACCCCTCTCCGTCAATATTTGGCCATGTCTGGTTCTGCGCCACGGTGGCATGTTGCCGATCTCCGCCTTTCGCCTCCGCTCGGCGGGGTCTCTTGAACACCGTTCAGCCCTGTCTCCCTCTTGAACACCGTTCAACTCCCTCTCCTGGCTTGGCCAGGACAGAAATCCAGACAGGGAGGGGGGTGAGAGGTGGCCGTAGGGAGCCCTGTAATCGATATTTTATAGTTAGAGCTTAGTTGTAAATTATCGATGGCAGCACTACTTCACTTCCTACTTTCCTATTTACCCTGGATTCCTGTCTTTCTCTCTCTAAGTAAGTAAAAAGTAAGAAATAGTAAGAAAGAGTACTTGGTATTAAGTGGAAGTGTGCCTCTGACCTGCGGAAATGTCGGGGGAGGTGAACGGCGTTCACAACCGGCCACTCAGGACAGACAGGGGTGGATTATCGCTGTCCTGGGCTGTCCTGGCAGAACCGCCGCCAGCGGGATCCCGGCAGGCAGAGCACCAGCGGTGACCAGCGGGAAGGTGCCGCAGGCGGAGCTGAAGTCCGTCGAGAGGCCGAAAGCAGATGGTTTGGTTTAGGTTATAGCTGAAGATTATCGATACGCTCGATTAAGGCCTTAACTAAACCGCAAAACGCTAGTTCGAGCGTATCGGTTGCTGGTCTTGAGTCTCTAATCGAGTATTCACACTTGGTTTGAAGTCTAAATCAAGTATTCGTACTCGATTTAGGGCCTAAACCTCGTAGGTTTTCTGGATTAGAGCTCTAATGTGACCAGGTTGGTTCTGTTTAGGGTCTAAATCAGGCAGTACAGGCGTACTGTTAGAGTTAATCTAGTCACTTTTGAGCCTTGATGCCGTTAACAAACCACTTTCGAGCCTAAATCGAGTAAGGCTATCCTAACTTGGCCTTTAGATCGAAAATATCGATGCAACGCTCTCATCAGGGAAAACGCCGTTTTCAGGATTCTAAACCGAACCAACCCCCTGAAATTATCCAGAAAGACAGTCCAGGCCAGAAGCCTCTGAACAGGGGTTTCTCGATCTACTCCGGAGGGGCCGGAATGTTAACTGCTCCTGGGGGTGGCCCCGGGGGTGACGTTTGACGGTGAAGATTGGACGAAGTAGAGTCCGACCAGAACCATCAACAACGACCACGGAAGGGTCACAACCATGAGCCAGAACCACTACCGCATGAGCGAGATCTACTGGGAGCTCCCGGAGGACTCGAGAGAGCGCCTCCTCGGCCTCGCCATCTCAGAGCGCTTCTCCACAGCATCTATCGAGCAGTGGATTGTCAGCCAAGGGCTCTCCAGGCCCTCCCGCAGCATCGTCACCCGCTTCAGAGCAGCGGTGAAGCAGGCTACGGAGAAGGGAGTGTCCATTGAGGAGCTCCTTCTCCCCCAGGCGGAAGCTCAGAAGACCGGACGTCTCGGGGGACGGCCGAAGGTTGTCACGATCGAGAGCTACTCCTCCTGCGACAATCTGTTCTCTACCTCGGTTTCCGGCCAGGAGCTCATTCAGGAGCTCGGACTGAGCGCACCATCCATCCAGCGTCTGCGCCAGGAGGCATGGAAGGTGCTCGAGGATGACGTGGAGTCCGGAGCAGAGGACGCCATGCGCTTCGTGACCTCTCTCCGACAGTGGGTTCTGGGTCTGCCGGAGGAGAAGGCGAGAGCAAGGGCAATGCTCATCGTGTCGGACCCGCACTTCAAGGCGTCGGTCATCGCGTCCCTGATGGACAACCACCGGGACGTCACCGAGCGGAACCTCGCGGCCTGGCGGATCCAGGTGGGGACCGTGGTCGACAACTTCCCTCGAGTCCGAAAGGGAGCGCTGGACGTCATCTACCACAACGAGCCTGCCGCCGACCTCCTTCGTCCGTACCTGGAAGGCCGAAGCCTCGACGAGTGCTCCGACCTGGCGGAGGTGCTGAAGGACTACGAGTGCAGGCCGCAGTTCGAGCGGGCCTTCGAGAACCCCTCCTGGAAGGCGACCCAGAAGATGCAGGAGGCGCTGGCGATCAGCGACCAGGAGATGATGTCTCAGCCGACCTCCCGCCTCGCAGACAGCTACGAGGACCTTGAGGACCTGGACTTCTGAGCACCCCCGGATGGGGGCACAGCTTGCTGACCTGGGACGCATGAGTAAAATGGAGAGCGTCCCAGACAACAAGGAGAGAACATGAACGCAGATCGAGCCTTTCTGAAGGACCTCCTGGACACCTGGGAGGCCGACGTCGAGTTTCTCGAGGACGAGGAGCCGGGTCGGAAGATGACCCCCTATGAGCGGGGATACCGAGATGGCCTGAATCAGGCGATCGAACAGACTTACGTCAAGGCAGAGCGAGCCAGCATCCGCGAGGGGCAGGGCGAGATCTACCGAGGCGTCGAGATCATTCAAGGAGCACTGGACTGATGAGCGGACTGCCGCCGGGAACCTACGACGACTACTTCCCGGACACCGATCGGATCACTCTGACGGTCAACGTGGATGTCGATCTCACGGTGGCTCAACGCAAGAGGATCTCAGATATCAACGACAAGATCCAGGACGCCGTCTGTGACGTCCTGGACGAGAACAGAGTGGAATGGATGGAGGCGTCAAGCGCATGGTCAAGTACATCAACGCAGTAGCCGCCGCCGTTGCGGCCGTGGCCATCTACGCAGTGGCCTTCAACGAGCAGATCGACCGGGTCCTCGGGACCGGGGTTATCCTCATCGCGGCGGTGGTGATCGGGACCGCGTTCCTGAGCACGGTGAGCCTCAAAAAGCGGGAGCAGGTCGACCACCCGAGCCACTACAACGTGGGGTCGGTGGAGGTCATCGACATCATCTGGCCATTCGGGTTCAACCAGGGCAACGCAATGAAGTACCTTCTCCGGGCCGGGCACAAGGACGACTGCAATCAGGAGATGGGGAAGGCGAAAAACTACCTCGGATTCGCCATGCAGCACCCAGAGCAGATCGTGAGCATCCTGTCCCCGGAGTACATGAAGGAATGGGAAGGCCTTCTCGCCACCATCGACGAGCGGGAGGACATCTCCGCCGACATGGTGAGACTCCTGATGCTGGTCGCAGGTGGCAAGCTCCAGGACGCGCTCGAGTTCCTCGGGATCATGGAGGACAAGAATGTTCACTGAGGCGGACTACCGAGAGAAGAGCGACCCGGAGATCCGGGCCATGCCGGAAGCGGAGCTCCAGCGCTACGTCCACGACGGTCAGCTGGACATGGACGCCAAGGCGCAGGAGATCCGAGACCTGACCGGCATCGGAACCGGTATGGCGACAGAGACGGCGCTGGCCATCCCTCTCGAGGACTGGCGGTGGCTGGAGATGATCGCCGACGACCCCGGCTACAGCGGGAGGCTTGAGGTGGCACGCCACCTTCAGGCGCGAGCGGCCGTCATCCTGGCGGCTGTGAACACAGCGAAAGTTCGACTGATGGAGATCAACCATGAACGAGAAGCAGCAGAGTACGACCGGCCCTAGCGCCGTGAACGGCCTGTCCAGAGAGCTGCTTAAGGCAGCGGAGGAGCACACCCAGGCCGAGGTCAAGGAGATCATCTACGCCGTCGCCTGGGTCGACCCCGAGGACGGAGCGCTGAAGCTCTCCCTCGGAGCCGGAGGCGAGACCTCTCAGGCGGCACGTCAGTACATGGCGTCGGAGCTGTCAGGAGCTTTCCAGTGACCGAAGAGGAAGCCCTGATCGCACTGGCGTTCGACATGAAGAACTGCCTGCTCTGCGACGCAGCAGCCGAGGCAGTGAGCAAGGAACACGAGAACAAGGAGAGCAAGTGAGAATCGAAGGTGTGTTCGACCCACGGGTCAACATGATCCAGAAGACCGCCCCGACCATGTCGTGGGGTTCCTCCGACGAGTGGGGCAATCAGGAACTGCACGGCTGGGGCCGCGTGGTGGAGCTCTACCGTGAGGGTGGCGGCTACGACGACCTCCGGGACATGTTCCCAGAGTCCTCGGCCGACACGTTCGAGGCAGGCGGACGGCTCTGCTACAGGGCCTTCGGCCGGAAGAACGCCAAGACGGCGTCCAACGAGGACTACATCGCCAACATCATCCGCCAGAACCACTGGTCGGTGCTGGAGCACGCCAGCTACACCTTCCTGATCGAGGACGTGCCGCGCTCGATGACCCATGAGATGGTACGCCACCGGCACTTCAGCTACAGCCAGGAGAGTCAGCGGTACGTCAAGCAGGATCCGGAGGTCGGCCGGGTGGCCATCTCCCCCACGATCTCCTCGGAGCTCGACGACACCGAGATCGACCTGATCGGCCGGGGTGTCGAGCATCCGCTGACGAAGCCGTTCATCCCGGGCTTCAAGGCGTACCATGAGGTCTACGAGCGACTCCGCCGTAGCGGGAAGACACACAAGGAGGCGTCCGGCGCGGCCCGGGACTACCTGCCTGAAGCGGCCGTCACGAACATCATCGTGACCGGCAACCCGCGCAGCTGGGCCGAGTTTATCTCCAAGCGCTGTGCGCCGTCGGCCGAAGCGTCGATCCGAGCGGTCGCCGAGAAGGTCGCCGAGCAGCTGGCAGACGAACTGCCGGAGGTCTTCGGCTTCGAGGCGCGAAGCCTCTGGGACATCAACAACGAGCAGAAGGGAACTCACCAGTGAGTGACATGCAGAGCTACGTCGACCGGATCAAGGACTGGAACGTCCGCACCGGGCAGATGGCCGAGGACGTCGGTGACCGAGCGGAAGCCTGGCGGAAGCGGGACAGCTACCGCGACCTGACCAAGCGGATCTTCCTGGAGGAGGTCAACGAGGTCCTGGACTCGGATCCGGAGGACGATGTCGAGCTGCTGGACGGCATCGCCGACGTCTTCTTCACCCTCATCGGTCTGGCAGGCAAGGCGGGGCTCGAGGACTACGTCGTCCCGGTCATCGAGGAGGTGATGGCCTCCAACGAGTCGAAGCTCAAGGGAGAGGTCGTCTTCCGGGCCGACGGCAAGGTCGGCAAGGGGTCGGAGTACTTCCCTCCGGACATCCCGTCCGTCATGCAGCAGGTCGACCAGAACGTCTAACCGTGAGCCCCACCCCCGAAAGGAGGTGGGGTTTGCGCTATGTCGGTAGCACGACATAGGATCGCAGCATGAACAAGGAAACATGGATGCCAGTCGTTGGGTTCGAGGAGTTCTACGAGGTCAGCGACGAGGGGCAAGTCAGGTCCATTCCCCGCCGAGACCGCCTCGGAAGGCCTCAGGGAGGCGAGGTAAAGAGCGCGAGAAGTGACGGACGCTCGGCTCATTTGAGGGTCGATCTGTTCAACGGCGAGCGGTCTCCCAGCGGAAAGCGAGGGAAGGCTCACACCCGCCTGGTCCATCGACTGGTGCTTGAGGCGTTCATCGGCCCCTGTCCAGAGGGAATGGAGGGGTGTCACTGGGATGGAGATCCCACGAACAACCACCTCGAAAATCTCCGGTGGGACACCCGGTCAGAGAACCATCGCGACGCAGCGCGTCACGGGACACACTTCAGCACCCAGAAGGAGAAGTGCCCCTGGGGACACAAGTTGACCGAAGAGAACTGCACGAAGGCGTCTCTTAGGTCAGGACGACGAAACTGTCTGGCCTGCAACCGAGGGAGAGCCTACTGCCTGAAGAAGGGCACGTCAGAGAGCAACGTGAGGTTGATCTCGGATCTGTACTACGATGTCATCATAGGAGTGGCTCCGATGGACAAGGGTCGGAGAGCCGCTCTGGCCGACAATCTGGTATGATCAAGTCCCGAACGTTCCGTAGGCAAGCACGACGCCCCAGAGGGGTAGAGAGGAGGTCCATTACGTTGGCTAACTCTGGTCGCGGCAAGCGCCGCCTCACCACCCGCAAGAAGGGAAAGGGAAAAGCTGGCGGCAAGTTAAGTGGGGTCATAATTTTACCCCGAAGAACGCCGTCGCTCGCCAACTGAAGTTACCCCTCGGGGGTAACTGACGGCATGGCAAAAACATTTAAGAAGAAAGGCACCGCCACTAAGCGGAAGACCCGCCGACGGTAGCCTCAGAAAGGACCCCTCGTGGCGAGGTACTGCAACTACTTCACCGAGACACCTCGGTACGAGCGTTGCATGAACCTTGCCGTCGAGGGGTCCTCTCGCTGTGAAGAGCACCCAGTGAAGAAGCGGAAGCGAGCGGGAGGTCTCACGGCCGCGCAGAAAGCGCAGGTGAAGCGCAGCTTCGGCAACCGGTGCGCAGTCCCTGGTTGCACACGGCCTGGCCACGACGTCGATCACATTGTCGAGCTCAACGAGTTCCCACCCGACGAGAAGTGGAAGGCCAACCTGCCGAGCAATCTTCAGCTGCTCTGCTTCGAGCATCACCTCTTGAAAACCAACTCCTACCGGCGTAGTCTGGTCAGCGAGCCGGAACCCGACGACAGAAGCACGTCGGCGAGAAACCGCAAGAAGCTCCGGCGAAAGGCCCGGGGGTACTAGAACGAGGAGAACATGACTGAGCTGATTGTCCCGCAGCCGGAGAGGGACGAGGAGGGGAACCTCATCATCTTCCCGACTCTCGGCCCGCAGGTGTGCGACTTCCTGGAGGAGCGTTTCTGCTACGGCCCGGGGCCGCTGAAGGGTGAGCCCTACAAGGTTCGGGACGACATCCGGTACATCCTCTACCGTGCCTACGAGCATTACCCCAACGGCTACGTCGAGGACTACGACGGCGAGAAGGTGGACCTCTCCGGCCGACGCCACTTCAACAAGGTGGCCATCAGCCTGCCCAAGGGCTCGAGCAAGTGCGTCGCGCCGGACACCGAGTTCATCCTCGCCTCCGGCGAGCGCGTCGTCGCCGCTGACCTGAAGGCCGGAGACACCGTGATGTCCTGGCTTGACGGCCGGGTCGTCTACCGCCGGGTCGCCGCAGTAGAGGAGCAGCCGCTGACGCCGACCTACGTCGTGGAGACGGAGCACGGCCGGAGCATCACCGTCTCCGAGGGCCACCCCTTCCTCGTCTCCGGCACTCAGTGGCGCAAGGGGATGCCGAAGTCCCACAGATACACCTGCAACGACCCGATGGCCGGAGAGACCGCGTGGTCGCCGGTCGAGGATCTCCACGAGGGAGATCGGCTGGTCCCCGCGCTCGGCTGGGCCCCCTCCGGCGGAGACAGTGAACTCGGCTGGGTCATCGGAGCTATCGCCGGGGACGGATGCGGCGACGGCCGGTTCTCCAACGCCGACGTCGAGGTGTCCGACCGCATGGCGAAGCGGTTCTCCATGACGCCGCTGACTCACATGCAGGAGGGGCAGTGGTACCTCCAGGGATCTCCCGCCTTCCTGCGCGAGTACGGCTTCTTCGGCAAGGACGCGCACACGAAGCGGGTCCCGGAGAAGGTCATGCGTGGCGGTCGGGACCTCATGCTCGGCTACCTGGCGGGGCTGCTGGATACCGACGGCTGCACCGTCGTGCGGGATCTCCCCGGCAAGAACAAGACCCAGCGCTTCGCTGAGTGGTACAGCGTGTCCGAGGAGAACATGCGCGACCTCCAGACTCTGCTGGCGGCGTGCGGCTACAACGCCGACGTCCGCCGGAAGCGGTCGACCTACAAGGGACGGCCCTACATCTCGTGGATGGTGGTCATCTCGAACAAGGCCGACCTCAAGCGACTGGCGCACGAGCTCCCGATCTGCCGCCGGAGGAACCTCGACAACTTCGAGGCCTTCCGCCAGCTGGACACGAAGGGAAACTTCGCCGACGTGAACCTCGACAAGGTCAAGTCTGTGACCTTGATCGGCGACACCGTGACCATCGGCGTCGAGATCGAGGAGACCCACGTCCATGTGACCAACGGCCTGGTGACCCACAACACCGAGGTCATGGCCCTGGTGTCCATGATGGAGCTCCACCCCGACGCGCCAGTCCGGTTCAACGGATACGACCCGTCTGCCCCCGGCGGCATGGCTCCGGGACGGTCCGTCACCTCTCCGTTCATTCCTCTGCTGGCTCCGACCAAGGACCAGCTGGACGACCTCGCCTACGGTGCGTGCAAGGTGATCGCGGAGATCTGCGAGGACGCCTCGCTGTTCGACGTGACCAACGACCGCATCATGCTCCAGGGTGAGGGTGACTCGAAGATCCTGCCGGTGGCGGCGTCCGCTGGCCGACTGGACGGCCTGAAGCCGACGTTCCAGGGCATCGACGAGCCGCACCGTCTGTTCACCGACCGTCACCGCGCCTCCTACGCCACGATGGGTAACAACCTGGCGAAGCGAGCGGTGGACGACCCCTGGGAGCTCACCTGCACCACGGCCGGTGACCCGAACGAGCCGTCCATCGCACGAGACCAGTACGAGACCGGCCTCAAGACAGAGGCGGGCCAGGTCGAGGTCTCCCGTACCTTCTACTACCACCGGCAGACCTCGGACGAGAACGCCAAGTTTGACACGATGGGTGAGCGGCTTCGAGCGCTGAAGGAGGCCTCCGGCGAGGAGGTCGCGGCCTACCGAGACCTCTTCTCCGTTGCGGCCGAGTGGGACAAGGCCGGAGCGGACAAGACCTACCTGGAGCGCGTGTGGTGCAACCGCTGGACGCAGTCCGCGCAGACCGCCTTCGACGCCAAGGCCTTCAAGGCGCTCGGCGACCCGTCGCTCATCATTGAGCCGGGGTCCCTGGTCACCCTCGGGTTCGACGGCGCTGTGACGCAGGACTCCACCGGCCTCGTGATGACCGACGTCGAGACAGGGGTCCAGAACCTGGCTGGTCTGTGGGAGCGTCCCGCCGAAGCTGAAGAGTGGCGGGTCCCGATCGAGGAGGTTAACGACGTCGTCGACTCGATCTTCGAGGCCTACGACGTCTGGGGTCTGTACTGCGACCCGCCGTACTGGCAGGAGTCGATCTCCAGGTGGTCCGGGCTGTACGAGGGGCAGGTCATCGAGTGGCCGACCCGCAACCTGAACAACATCTACTACGCCATCCGGTCGTACCGGGAGGCGATCGACAGCGGAGACCTCGGTCACGACGGGAACCCGGATCTCGTCCGGCACGTCGCCAACGCCGGGATGAACACCCTGTCCCAGACCGACGATGAGGGGCACTACAAGTTCCGGCTTGCTAAGATCAGTCAGGACCGGAAGTTCGACGCCTGCATGGCCGCTGTCTTGAGCTGGCAGGCTCGACTTGACGCGCTGAAGAAAGGCGCGGAGAATCAGGGGGCCTCCCAGGCACCCCGGAGAATCTACTAGCGAGGAGAACACATGTTCGACATCACCCCAGGAGCAGACCTGGAGGCCTCTGATCTGGAGGGGGCCGACAAGGCCCGCAGCGCCGACGCACTGGCGACCCACATGCTCGAGGAGCTCTTCGAGCGGATCGACTGGATCGAGGACTTCAAGGCGTACCTCGAGGGAGCGCCACTCGGCAACGAGTTCGAGATCAGCGACGAGCAGGGCTTCAACGGCCTGGAGCAGCTCCGGGACATGAGTCGGAACAACTACGCCAAGATGGTGGTCTCCGCGACCGTCGACCGACTGGGGATCCTCGGCTTCCGTTCGGCCGTCGACGCCGATGAGGCCGGTGACGAGGTCATGTCGGAGGCCTTCGAGAAGGACGGTATGGGTCACCGTGCCGCTGAGGCGATGACCCTGGCGTGCGGCTTCCGGCAGAGCTATCTCTACGTCCACCCGCTCACCCACAAGCAGCGGGTGGTCCCGCCGACGAACGGCGCGGTGATCTCCGACGTCAACGGAGAGCCGGTTGCGGCGATGGTGCTGCACCACGAGTCTTTCCGCGACCTCGACGTCGCCGAGTTCTTCTTCCGGGACATCAACGAGGACACCGGAGAGGCCAAGGGGCCGACGTACATGTGCGTGGCGACCCGCGAGGCGCAGAGCCGGAGCAGGTCCTCGCTCTTCCCGGCGTCCCCGAACTACGGTCTGAAGATCACCGAGTACGATCTGGAGCTCCCCCTCGACCGTCGGATCGAGTCCGGCTGGGTCTGGTGGAAGCAGCGGAAGCTCACCACCGAGCGGATCCCGGTGACGACCATGTCCAACAAGGACGGCAAGAACGAGTTCGAGGACAACGTGGACGTCCTGAACCGGATCAACCACATGATCTTCCAGCGCGTGGTCATCGTGACCATGCAGGCCTTCCGCCAGCGAGCCATCAAGGGTGACTTCCCGGACCTGGACCCCGTCACCGGAGCTCCGATCGACTACAAGGAGATCTTCGCCAGCGGACCGGCCCGGATGTGGACCCTGCCGGTCGACGCCGAGGTCTGGGAATCCCAGACCACCGACATCCAGGGGATCCTCGAGGCGACGAAGAACGACGTCCGGGACCTGGCGACGGCCACCTACACCCCTTCGACCTACCTCTCCGACTCCGGCTCCAACTCGGCCGAGGGAGCGCAGCTCCAGCGGGAGAACTACCTCTCCAAGGTCGAGGACCGGAAGCGCCGGTTCGGCGCGAAATGGCGTCGCCACATCTCGATCCTCATGGAGGCCATCGGTGAGTCCGACCGTGCCGACATGGACAAGATGGAGATCATCTGGGAGCCGTCCGCCGTCTACACGCTGACCGACCAGTCCGCCGCCTACGCATCCCTCACCGCCGCCGGGATGGCTAAGACCACCGCGATGCGCCTCGCGCTCTCGCTGACTCCGTCGGAGATCCGCCGCGCTCAGGCCGAGGAGATGGAGGAGATCCTGACCGGATCCATCAAGGAGTCCCTGAACCAGGGGACCCCGCTCTCCCGCAGCGCAGCGGGAGCTGGCGCAACCGCTCAGACGCAGGTGGCGGCGCAGACCAACAAGGCGGCAGCGGCCACGGCCGGAACCGCGTCTTCCGCAGGAAAGGGTGATGAGAAGTGATCCAGGCACAGAGTCTTCCGCCGGGGAAGTCGGTCCTCGACTACCCGGTGGTCATGCCTGGCCAGGAGATGACTCCTGAGCAGCAGGAGCAGGCCACGACGGCGCGACTCGCTGGCATCGTCATGTCCGTGGCCGCTGCCAAGGCCGTCCTGGCCGACACGACGACCAACCAGATCGTCGCTCTGCTGAGGACGTCCGACCTCACTACCGAGGCGGCGATCAAGGCGTTCGCCAAGACGGCCGCGAGCATCGTTCGTATGGCGATCAAGCAGGCCAGGAACATCACCTGGTCCGGAGTCCGGATGCGGGCTGCCGAGGTGGGGGTCTCCTTCCCGGCGACACCGCCGACCGACCGGGAGATGCCGAAGGAGCTCCGCTACTCCCGTGGTTCGACTCTGGAGGACGCTTACGCTAGGATCGGCTACGAGTACCAGGAAAATCTCCTGCGTACCAAGGACGACAAGCAGATCAAGCAGCTGGTCGTGGAACTTGAAAACCAGTTCATGTCGCCGAGCAAGCGCTTCGACGACCTGACGAGCGACGCCACAGAAGGAGTTCTCAATGGGGAAGAAGCATGGGTCAAAGCCTTCCGGAAAGTCGAAGAAGAAGGAGAAGTCCAAGAAGACCCACAAGGCTCGCGTAAAACGCCGGAACGTCAAGATCGAGCGAAGGCAGAAGTTGGCCGAAGGGCAGGGCAGGAGCATCGCTCTGACCGAGCTCGGGCAGCTGCCGAGCGTACAGAGCAGCGCCTTCGGGAGTATGAAGATGCCAAGGCTGAGCGAGACATCCGTAACGCCGAAGCTCGAGATGCCGCAAACACCGAGGCCGCAGCTGAGCGGAGCAAGCCTCTCGATGGGGATCTCGGTGAAACCTCCGAGTTCCATCTGAGCGACGAGGAGATCGTCGAGGTTGTCGAGCGGTACGCTGAGCAGAAGGCCGAAGAGGCGGCCGAGCGGGCCGTCAACCACGACATCCAGGCCACATCGAGGAACACGCACAATGTGGCGATGAACACCTTGCCAGATGCCAAGATCGCGGGGTATCGTAGGGTTGTTCACCCCGAGCTCAACGAGTCCGGGCAATCATGTGGACTCTGCATCGTGGCTTCGACCATGCACTACACGAAGCGGGACCTGCTCCCGATCCACAGCATGTGTAAGTGCGAGACCGTGGAGATCTACAAGCAGAACGGAAAGCTCTACGATCCCGGCGACCAGATCAACATGGAGGATCTGGACGTCTTCTACCGCGAGGCGGACAAGGCCGGGATCGGGACCACCCACGGGTGGAACCTCAAGAAGCAGCGGTACGAAGTAGTTGACCATCCGGAGTACGGCCCGACGCTCGTGAACGTCGGGAAGCGGAGCTCCGGCGAGAAGATCCAGTTCGATCCGAGAGGAACACAGAAACGATGAGTATCAGCGCAGAGCAGCTCCTGGAGGCAGCCAAGCTCCTCGGAGCCCTGGACGGCGACGAGAAGAAGTCCGACGACGCCGAGGCCAAGAAGGCTGAGGCCGAAGCCGAAGCCAAGGCGAAGGCCGACGCCGAGGCAGAGAAGGCCAAGGCGGAAGCTGAGGCGAAGGCCAAGGCCGAGGCCGAGAAGAAGGCTGAGGAGGACGAAGGCTCCGAAGAGCCGGACATCCTTCAGGAGCTCCGCGACAAGGTCGCCTCCGAGCGCCTTGAGCGGACCAAGTCCCAGATCTCCTCCGCCTTCGTCGGCCGTGGCTTCGCCGAGGACGAGGCCAAGTCGGTCCTGGGTTTCCTGGACTATGGTAAGCTCATGTCCAACGAAGGCGACGTCGACGAGGACAAGGTGGCCGCTCTGGTGGACAGCATCTCTTCCCTGTCGCTTCGCAAGCCCCCGCGCGGGGAGAAGCAGGACTTCTCCTCTTCCGCTGGCGGCATCGGCAAGTACCTGACCAAGAAGTAAGGAAGAGGTTTAGCGCATGGCTAACAGCAATCTCAGCATCCAGCCGTACAGCGACGGCTACGCATCCATCGAGGACCATCGCTGGCGCGTCAACAACACCGGAATGAAGGACGGCCAGAACGGTGTTCTGGCCATCGACGCCACCCTGAAGGCCGACGGCCCGCACAAGCGCCAGGGCTGGGTTCTGTCCGGCGTCCCGCTCTACAAGGGGGACGACAAGAAGCTCCACCTGTTCGACGACAAGGCGGTCACCGATGGCGAGAAGGTCTTCGGCTTCCTCATGTCCCCGGTCCGCATCGCCGACTACAACGGCGGCTTCTACGATGAAGCGGCTGTCGCGGTCCAGACCCGAGGTGAGATCATCTACGACTGGCTGCCTGTTCAGGTGCCGCTCGAGTCCCTGTCCGATCGCTTCGGCATCACCCAGCTCTAAGAGAAAGGAACGAACATGGCTACTCCCTCCAAGGTGAACCGGGACTACATCGAGCCCGAGGTCCTCACCTCCCTCGCACGCCGCGCTCTCGCGGACTTCGAGGTCAACTCACCGTCCTCGCTGGCGTCCTACCTGCCTTCGCAGGAGGTTCCGGACATCGAGTACGAGATCGAAAAGGGCCAGGACGGGCTGATTACGGCCGCGAACTGGCGTATGTTCGGCGGCAACACCACGTCTGAGACGTGGGGCCAGGCCGACCGCGCTCGTGGTCGCATGATGCCTCTGGCGCGTAACTTCGTCCTGGACGAAGAGACGCTTCTGCGCCAGCGCAACGACTCCGGCGACGCCATCGCTCGCCGTGCCGCCATCCTGACCGAGCGTGCCGCCAAGGCTATCGCGCTCCAGGTCAACCTCCAGCGCGGTAACGCGCTGGCCAACGGCAAGATCCAGATCGCCGGTTCCGGTGGTCTGCGCCAGGAAGTGGACTTCGGCCGTCGTGCCGACTTCACCACCACCGCGCCGACCCTCTGGACCGACGACGCCTCCGACCCGATCGAGTACCTCTCCACCCTGGCTGAGGTCTACGAGCAGGAGAACGGCTTCCGTCCGGAGAAGATGATCGTCTCGACCAAGGTCAAGGCGGCTCTGCTGAAGAACCCGAACGTGGTCAAGTACGCCTACGGCGACGTGAACAACCTCAAGCCGCGCGCGACCCCGGGGCAGCTCTCCGCTCTGTTCGCCGAGCTGGACCTCCCGGTTCTCGAGACCGTCGGCAACGGCAAGGTCCAGGTCGACGACCTCGACTCCGGCACCGGTGCGACCAAGGTTGTGGACCTGCTCCCGCAGGACTCCCTGATCTTCGTTCCGGCCTCCGGCGACCCGACCGCTCCGGATTCCTCCGACTTCGGCCGTACCCTGTGGGGCCAGACCCTGTCGGCCGATCTCCCGGAGTTCGCCATGAAGTCCGGGGACCTCCCGGGCATCGTCGCGGCGGTCATCAACGAGGGCTGGCCCGCCAACATGCAGGTCATCGCCGACGCGATCGCCATGCCGGTGGTCTACAACCCGAACTACACCCTTCGGGCCAAGGTGATCTGACATGGCTAGGATCCTGCGTAGGAGCACCTTCCTGGAGGATCCGGTCAGCCACGAGATCGTCTCGATCGTCGCGGGGCAGGAGCTCCCGGACTGGGCCGAGAAGGCCCTCTCCGGAGCGGAGCACCTGTTCGTCGACGATGTTCCGAGTCCCGCCGCCGCTAAGGCGAAGCGGAGCGTGGAGCACCGCGAGGTTCCCCAGGAGGAGCCCGGCGAGCTCGAGACCCCCGCACGGACCGCCTCCGCAGCGGCATGGCGCAAGTTCGCCAAGCACGCCGGAGTGACGATCCCGAAGGGGGCCTCCCGAGACGACATCGTGCAGCGGGTTCTGGACGCTATCCCGGATCTCGACATCGAGGACTAGCTCATCACTGAAGGGGTCGACCATACGGTCGGCCCCTTCGCGTATCTTGGAAAGGAAGAGATGGCCTACTTCAGCTACGCGGACCCGGAGTCCGTGAAGAAGATCATCAAGGGGAACGTCGACGGCTGGCGCGAGGAGCTGCTCATCCAGACGCTCCACAACGCCTCAGCCCGGCTCAACGGTTACTTCCCGACTCTGAAGCCGATCTGGCTGGAAGAGGAGGACGGGAGCGCTATCAAGGAGCTCGTCATCGCTATGGTGGCGGAAGCCGCGCGGAAGGCGGTCATCAACCCGGACGGCATCAGTTCGGAGACGATGGGGCCTTACGCCTACAGCAAGTTTGACTCCGAGGACGCCGCGAAGGGCTGGTTCGCCAAGGAGGATATGGCGGCGCTGGCCGCTCTGCTCGAGGCGGCTGGCTACAGTCAGATCACCGGCATCAACCTTCGTCCGGCGATGCTCCCGGCAGCCCCGATGCCGCGTCCCGGCAAGTACACGAACTCCCGACGGTGGAGGAGGTACTGAGATGTTCGCAGGTCCAGGTGTAGGTGAACCGGCTGAGATCTGGCGGAAGGCGAAGCCGAACCAGTGGGGGGAGCTCCCTGCCGGGACACAGCAGGTCCCGCACCCCGCGCTGGCGGGGTTCACGTTCCACCACTCCGTGGAGGGTGCGGTCTTCGGCCCTCGGACAACCGGCATCCACAAGTCCGCCGCCGGGTACCAGCCGCAGATGTACTCCGGCATCACGATGTTCGTTCCAGCGGAGACGGACGTCGACGAGGACGACATTGTCCGGTGGAAGGACACCACCGGCCAGTGGCGGGTGTTCCGCGTCGAGGCGTCCGACTCCAACGACTTCGTGTCCCCGTGGACCGGTTTCGGCGGCAAGGAAGTTCACATCGGAGAGATCCGGCCCCGCAAGTCCGTGGGACGGGGTGAGTAGTCATGGCTATGCGTCCGCATCCCCCGTGGTACGACACGATCCACAAGAAGAGTGGTCGAGTCCAGGGCTACCTGGAGCGGCACAATGTCGCCTACGTTTCCGACTTCTACGGCCTGAAGAGCTACTCAGGCCGTCGGAACGAAGCGGTCAAGAGAGCTCTGTGGGAACAGGCGCAGAAGCTCCGGATCGCCTGGCGAGCATCCATTCCGACCGGTAAGGACGGGACCGACGGACACTTCCAGGACCAGATCAAGATCCGCAGCGTGCAACGAGGCGGCGACTTCAAGGACCGGTCGACCTACGAGGTGTATATTAGAAACAAGGACTACTGGTCAGCGGATGTCCAGACGACGAGGGCTCAGGGGAAGGACACCTGGGCCTGGCAGGCAATCGAGAGAATGAGTAGAGGTGGACTGTGAACCTTCCCGGAGATTATGACACCCCCGACGTGGAGAAGATCGCGGCCGACATCATCGGGGGCGTCGTCCCGGAGGGACGCATCGGGAACACCCGCATCTGGGACTACCCGGCGATGGAGACCGAGATCCGGGAGCAGGGGTTCTTCGACCCGATGGACTACGTCTTCGTGACGGTCCGACGGCGCGGAGGGTACTTCACGGACTCGATGACGGACATCTCCGGAATCGAGTTCCAGGTGTGGGCCAAGGACCGCGCTGTCGCTCAGACGGTCATGAACGAGATCACGAAGCGGATGCTCCACGCTGAGGGCGAAGACCATCTGGGGTTTGTGGTAGACTACGTCACAGTACTCAACGGCCCGGAAGAACAGTACCCTCCTTCGATGGACGACCGGTGCGTTGAGAAGACATTGGAAATGCACATCCGTGTGAGATGGCACTAATCCGTAAGGAGAACAACATGGCTGACGTCACGTATGACGACCTTCAGTCCGCCAAGGGTAAGCTGATCCGGAAGGCCCTCGGCGGCTTCATCCTGGTCGCCCCGATGAGCGCCCCCGTCCCGGAGAAGCTGATGGCCGATGCCAACGGCAACTTCACCGACTTCAAGGCCCTCGGTTACAAGCCTCTCGGCTGGCTGACCAAGGGTGACGGCATCAACTTCTCTCGTGAGCAGGAGCAGCAGGAGACCGAGTCCTTCGGCGCTCTGGAGCCGACCCGCATCGACTTCACCAAGGACACCACGTCTGCGGCCTTCACCTGCCAGGAGACCAACAAGCAGGTCCTCGAGATCTACTACAACACCGACCTCGAGAGCAAGACCTTCGACGCCAACGGTGAGCTGTCCTTCGATCAGCCGAAGACCCCGGCCACGATCTACCGCCGCATGATCTACATCGCCAAGGACGGCAACGGCGCGGACGCCAAGTACATCGCCAAGGTGATGCCGAAGGCGATCCTCTCCGAGGTCTCCGAGCAGGCCTGGTCCCCCGAGTCCGAGCTGTCCTACGGCATGACCATCAAGGCGACCGCCGACGACGAGCTGGGCATCGCTGTCCGCCACGTCTTCGCTGGCCCGGGCTTCGCGGCCCTCGCCGAGGACATGGGCTTCGACGCCACCGGCGGCACCACCCCGGAAAACCCCTAGCGGGGCGAGTGGGTGGTCCTCTGCCACTCGTCCTGAAGTGAGCAGAGCCCGGGTATCAGCCCGGGCTTCCCTATTGAGAGGAGAGCACGATGGCTTACGCAGCCAAGACGAACTGGAAGGCTAACGATGAGATGCCTGCCGTTCACCTGAACGATCTCGAGACGGCGCTGTCCGACGTCACCACCCTGGCGGAGGGTCTCGGCGAGGAGCTCGACAACAAGGCCGATCGGACCGAGCTGCCGGATCTGACCAAGTACGCCAAGAAGACCGACATTCCGGCCGCGCCGGACCTCAAGGACTACGCCAAGAAGTCGGACATCCCGTCGGCTCCGGACCTGACCAAGTACGTCCTGAAGACCGACTACGACGCGCTGGCTCAGCGCGTGACCGCACTCGAGACCCAGGAGTCCGGGGAGTAAGGAGTAGGCGATGGCGAACGAAACTCGGCCGATCGCACGACCGCTGGCGGCAGTGACCGCGCTGGCCAAGAAGGTGACCGGGGGCTCCGGCCCCAGCGAGGTCACCTCGGACAATATCTCCGACGCCACCTCTCTCGGCCGGAAGCTGCTCAAGGCAGCGTCTGCCGCAGCGGCCCGCGCCGACATCGGGGCTGGAACCTCGGATCTGACCCTCGGCACCACGGCGACCACCGCCGCCAAGGGAGACCACAAGCACTCCTTCAACGACCTCACCGACAAGCCAACCATCCCCTCGGTTTCCGGTCTGGCCAAGGAGGCTGACCTCACCGCTCTCGCGGCCCGGGTCACTGCCCTGGAGACGCCTGGAGAGTAGATGCTAGACTCTCTGTAGGCAGAGAAGCCCCGGCTACATGCCGGGGCTTCACTCATTAGCGAACATGAAAGGCAAGCATGGCGAGCACACCTCCCTCCACAGGGATCCCTGGTCTCGACGAGTTCCTCCGCTACGTCAGCCAGGCGCTGACGGTCCTGGACGACAAGGCCAAGCCGGAGGACGGCTGGCGACTGACGGATCTCGAGGCAACCGTCTCTGAGGTCATTGGCGACAAGCGGGATCTCATCGACATCATCTCCAAGTGGGACGACTCCACGCACTCTCTCGAGGGCTGGAAGGATCTCACCGCGCAGCAGAGCGCCGCGCTAGAGAGCCTGAAGGCGAAGACCGAGAAGATCATCTCCAGCTCCGAGACCTTCGAGGAGGTGATGATGTGGTGGGACGCCAACTACCGGGCGATCTTCGACGTCAAGGAACACACGGAGGTCATTCACGGCGACATGGAGTCCATCCACGCCTCCGAGCAGAACGTGACCCAGATGAAGGCCGACGTCACGACTCTGCGTGGCGAGGTCGCAGATGATCTCCAGTCGACGAAAGATGCCCGGGATGCAGCTGTCACAGCGAAAGGCGAGGCGGAAGCCGCTAAGGCCGCTGCCGAAGAGTCCGAGGGAAACGCCAGAGCGTCGGAGGAGGCCGCAGAGGAGTCCGCGACCCTGGCGGACGGCCGCGCCACCGATGCGGAGTCATCTCGGAGTGCAGCGCTGACGAGCCGCAATGAGGCGGTGTCCGCCAAGAACGATGCTGTCGTCGCCAAGGACGGCGCGGTTTCTGCTCAGGGGAAGGCCTCTGACCGTGCCTCGTTCGCATCGACGGAGGCCGACCGGGCCAGGACCGAGGCCAACCGCGCGCGCGCCGCAGCGGAGCTCGCCGACGGCACTGCGACGGAGGCCGTGACGCGCCGCGTCGACGAGCTGCTCAGCGGAGCTCCGGAGGCCTACGACACGCTGAAGGAGATCGCAGACAAGCTGGCCGACCAGGACGGCGTCGACGCAGCTCTGGTACAGCAGATTGCCGGGAAGCTGTCGAAGGTCTCCGACGCCAACAAGATCTACGGGACGGACGGCTCTGGTGGACAGACCGCCTACCCGTTCGCTCCGAACGGGGCCACCCCGAATAGTGTCGTCGGCCGATCGACATCCGGCAACGTCTATGTTGCGCAGACTCCGACAGCGAGCGAACACGCAGCCTCGAAGAAGTACGTCGATGACCTGGTGGCGTCAGCCGCTGCCCCGGACCACACCCATGAGATCGGCGAGGTGGACGGCCTCCAGGATGAACTGGACACTCTCCAGGGGGAGATCGACGACAAGTCGAACGTCGGTCACACCCACACCTCCGTCGAGATCACTGACGCGGTGACGACGACCGGACGCGAGACGTCCGCCGGTAAGCTGGTGAAGACCTACACTGACGGGTACGTCCATGTCAACGGCGCGCCAACGGCGACGACGCACGCCACGCCGAAGAGCTACGTCGACGGAAGGACCCCTCCGGTCGTGGTCGTCGCCACCCTGCCTCCCGTAGCCGAGCAGGTGGCCGGAACCCTCTACATCCAGACGGGGGTCTGACGATGACTCTTCAGGTAGGACAGAATGTCGTCCGAGCGATGACGATCGACGGTCTTCAGGCCGTCGGAGCCTGGTACGACGGCAAGCAGGTCTGGAAGCGGACCCCGGTCGGTCTCGAGGGGTTCACTGTCTACACGGCCGATGCTGACATCGTCGTCCCCGCCTACGCGGAGCTGACGGACATTGTCGGTATCGGCGGTGGGGCCGGGGGAGCGGGTGGCAACGGACTGAACAACCACGGCCACGGAGGGCTGTCTGGATCCTGGTATTCGACTGTCTGGTATGCTGCTCCGGGTCGAACACTCCAGATCCGCATCGGAAAGGGTGGTGCCGGTGGAAAAGGCGGTGGCGGCGGGGCCCCTGGCGCTGGTGGTGATACCACGGTCACGAATCCGACTGATGACTGGCGACTCACCTGCAATGGCGGAGGCGTCGACACCGGTACCGGCGGCGAAGGTACCGGTTGGGCCGTGTCACCGTATGTTTTCGGGAACATCACATTCCCCGGTGTCGCGGGAGCGCCTCGCGGGAAAAACGGCGGGATCCCCGGCGGTGGTGGCGGTGGAGGGAAAGGCAACCTCATCGGAGGAGACAAGGGTGGAGCGGGAGGCCGAGGTCAGGTCTGGATTCGCTTCAGGAGCTACTAGGAGAAGGTATGGACAGCGCAACACTTGCAGAAGTCATGGGGAACGTCCCCGGAGTCAACTATGAGGCCTTGACCGAGCCGTTCAATCAGGCGATGCTGGAGGCTGACGTCACGACGCCTCTCCGCGCCGCGCACTGGTGCGCTCAGCTCGGCCATGAGAGCGGGGGGTTGAAGTGGCTGACCGAGATCGCCGACGGCTCGGCCTACAACGGCCGAACGGATATCGGCAATGTCTACCCCGGCGACGGCCCCCGCTTTCGTGGACGGTCACCGATCCAGATCACCGGCAGGTCGAACTACACCTCGCTGAGTGCCTGGGCCTTCAGCAAGGGACTGGTGCCGACGAAGACCTTCTTCGTCGATCAGCCTGAGCAGTTGGCCACCCCGGCCTACACCTTCCTCGGGCCGGTGTGGTACTGGACCGTCGCCAGGGACCTGAACCCCTACGCGGACCGGGACGACGCCAACGGCTTGACGTACAAGATCAACGGAGGGTATAGGGGCCTGGACGACCGCAATGCTAGACTGGAGAAAGCCAAGAGAATGGGGAGCCGTCTGCTCCCCGAGAAAGGAACAGTGATGGCGAAGGTATTCGACGTCGACCTGTCTGACCGGTTCGGCTTCGGTGGCCCCCGCTCGACAAGCGGCCTTCAGCGAGTCGTGATCCACACCACGGAGGACGATTTCGGGACCCCGGCGGAGAACGTAGCAAACTACCAGATCAACTCCGAGACCGGGTCGTACCACTACCTGGTCGGATCCGATGGCCTCCGGGTTCGCTGCAACACGGATGACTGGGTCACCTGGTCGACCGGCAACGACGAAGGAAATGTGCAGGGGCTTAACCTCAGCTTCGTGGCCCGCGCAGCAGTCTCCCGGTCCGAGTGGCTCGCTCAGGAGAAGATGCTCCGGGCTGGAGCCTCCGTCGTGGCCGACTGGTGTACGAAGTACGGAATCCCGGTCGTGAAGGTCACCACCGCTCGAGGGATCTGTGGCCACGGCGACCTTCGAGTATTCGGCGGTACCGACCACACCGACCCCGGGAACAACTTCCCCTGGGACGTTTTCATCAACTACGTCAAGGAGGCGCAGAGCGGAAGCTCTGCCCCAGACAAGGAGGCCCCTGTGGGGAACATCACCGAGAAGCTCGTCGGCTTCATCATCGACCAGTTCGCCGGTCCGGAGCGGGAGGCCAACGGACTCCCGAAGTTCACCGGCTGGCCGCAGCTGGGGAAGAAGACCCTCGTCGACGCCGTCGCCGAGGTTCGGACCACGATCTTCGAGATCCGGTCCGACATCAAGCAGATCCTCGAGATCATGAAGAAGGAGAAGTAGGCATGAAGAACACGAAGTTCACCGAGTCCTGGTTCGTCAAGAAGGCGTCCTATGCTCTGGTCGGCCTCGCCGTCCTCGTTCTGGGTGGCCTCGGCCTGATCCCGCAGGATCAGCTCGATCCGGTCGTCAACCAGATCGGTGGTCTGGTGTCCGGAGCCCTGCTGCTGCTGGCCACATCGAAGACTCACCGGGGTTCCGCAGACCCGACCACTGTCGAGGATCTCGAGGCCGTGAAGGCCGAGACGCAGCATGATGACGCAGCGACGGTCAAGAACGTCCTCTCCGCGATGGAGGAGATCAACACCTACGGCAAGCACGCTTCCGGAGCGGTGGCTGACGCGGCCCGAGCTACGGCGGAGGCCGTGGGTGACGTCCGGTCCTACTACGCCGAGCGGAACCAGGTGTAGCCATGAAGAAGCCACGATTCCGTCTGGAACGGGGAGGGTACATCCCCGGACTTCAGCCTGACCTGGCAGAGGTGACCATGTGGGGGCTCGTGGTTCTCAATCTCGTTCGCGGTGCCGACTACGTCACCGGAGAGCGAGATCTCCGAGGGCTTTCCAACGTGGAAGCCGCCTTCGAAATCGAGTGGTGGGGAGCAATATTCCTTCTCGCGTCTGCGATCATGGCCTACGGGCTGGCGACCCGGAACTTCCAGCCTCTGGTGACGTCCGGGACGATCAGCGCGGCGGCGTATGCAACGCTGGCGGTCGGCACTGTGATCGGGGTGATCCGTGACGGCTGGCCCCCGGACGACTTCCGGGGAGTCGCGGTGTACCTCTTCTTCGCTCTGATTTCGGCGTGCTATGCTTACGGAGCTTATCTCAAGAGGTATGCCTGGAGAGCGGAGAACACTGACGACGAGAGGGAGTAGATGGAACTGCCTAGCCAATTTCCAGAGGGGCCAGGTTGGTTCCTACTGGCTCTCTTTCTGTTTCTGGTCTTCGGGGCTCCGAAGATCCTTTCGGAGGAGGGGTCGAAGAACTTCTGGGTCCTCAAGCGCTTTCGGAGCTGGACGAGAGGCCGGAAGGTCCGCGAGATCGAGGACACCGCCAAGCTGTCGGACGCGACCCTGAAGGCACACGCCGAGGACCGTGAGTCCTGGCGGCGTGAGATGGAGAACGTCCGACGGGAAGCCGCCGAACTCCGTAAGGAGATGTCCGAGGAACGACTTGACCGCAAGCGGGACTTCGAGTACATTCTCTACACGAACCAGTACGCACGAGAGATCGCGCTCCTGGCCGCGAAGCACGGATGGGTGCCTAAGCCTCCGGACATGCTGTTCTACGACGAGTGGCTCCGACAGTTTGACAGCCGGAACTCTGCTGAGTAGAGTCGCGTAAGCAATCGACATTAGCAACCCCACGAAAGGGAACCAGCACAATGACCCGCAAGTTCGAGGACTTCGTCAAGGAAGCCAACCGCCGCACCGAGAAGTCCAACCGTGAGCCCTACGTCTTCGAGATCGAGGGTCGCAAGATCACCATCCCGGCCCCGGACGCGCAGACCTTCCTGGCCCTGGGCCGGACGAAGGAAGGCGACATCCTGGGCCAGCTGAACGTCCTGTTCAGCAACTCCCAGTCCGACTTCTCCTTCTTCCTGGATGCTCTGCGTGGCCAGCCGGTGGAGATCCTGAAGGTTCTCCTGGAGGACATGTACGACTCCTGGAACGCGGAGGTCCCCTCGCCGGGAAACTCCGTCAAGTAGCGGCTCTGTTCGAGCTCTACGGTGACGTCATCGCCTGGGACTTCCAGAAGATCCTCGGTGTGAACGTCCTCGACTACTTCAATCAGAAGCGGCCGTGGAGCGAGTTCTGGTCATGGTTCTCCATGCTGGACTCCAGCACCGCTACGAAATCGAGGATGGCGCAGGACAAGGACATCGCCAGACAGCAGGTGGCGTCGATCAGCGACGAGGAGCTGGACAAGCTTCTCGAGATGGATGCCGACCCGACAGACCGCAACCCGACTCACGAAGGGTACGGCTTGACGGAGGCCAAGCTGGACAGGCTGGCGGACAAGCTCGAGCTCCTGCGTCTCACCCTGGTCCAGGTCATGGGTGGCAAAAGCAAGGAGAAGTTCAAGCCCGAGAAGAGACCGAGATCGGCTTTCGACAAGGCTCTGGACGAACGCAAATGGCAGCGTGAGAAGGAAGTTAACGAGCAGGAGATGAAAAACTTCGGCTTCTGACATGCTAGGATGGAGACCGGCTCTCAACGAGCCGGTCTCATTCTTTTGTAAGGAGAAACTACATGGCAAGCAAGCAGGTCGGTGAGGTCCACCTCCAGGTATTCCCTCGCTTTGACCGGTTCCACTCCGAGCTTCAGTCCAAGCTGAACAGCAAGCAGAAGTCGCAGAAGCCTTACGAGGTGCCGATCGACGGCGACCTGGACAAGTTCGAGGAGAAGCTGAAGATCATCGAGGGCTGGCGGAAGGAGCAGGAGAAGAACCCGATCAAGATCGCGGTCGACCTCGAGACGGCCGACGCGATCCGGGAGCTCCGGGAGTTCCGCAAGACCGTCGACAGCCTCGACGACGTCGAGATCGACGTCTCCGTCGACGTTGACCGGGAGGAGCTTCACCACCTCGCCGGTGAGTTCAACGACCTCCGGTACGACATGGACTCCGGCCTGTCGACCTACGTTGACGTGGACAGCTCTGAGCTGGACAAGCTCCGGGCTGAGCTGAAGGCCCTTCAGACACAGATGGCAGCGGAGCCGCTGGTTCAGCGCGTCCTCTACGACGGCAACTACGGGTCCAAGAAGGCGGAGGAGTCCGCGTACAACACCGGCCGGAAGATGGGCCAGAAGCTCGCCGCAGGCCTCGATGAGCGCTACAACTCCATCACCTTCGTCCCGAAGATGCTCGGATGGGCCTCGGCGCAGTTCGACATCGGCTACCGGCTCATCTACGACAAGTACCTCAAGTGGGGAGACCTCTTCGCCAAGGCGGTCATCAAGCCGTTCTCGATGATGAAGTCCGACTGGAAAGCGGCCGGAGACCTCGGGGCCTACTTCGACACGCTTGCCGAGCGGATTGGAGGCGTCGCCAAGAAGGGGGACGCTTTCCTGAGTTTTCTGGCCAAGATGAAGGGTGACGCCAAGACGACCGGCGACGCCATCAAGAACAATCTCACGCGCAATTTCGAGGGCTTCGTGCAGTCGGCCCGAGGCCTCCGGACCTCACTGCACTACTTCCGTGTACCCGATGACGTCTTCAAGTCCTGGCTCGAGCTCCGAGCCAAGATGGAGATCGTCAAACTCGACATGCAGAAGCCCTTCAAGGACGTCTGGGCCAAGGCCCGCGCCGGAGCAGAGGGCTTCCAGAAGGCACTGTCCTCTCTCGGAGTCACCTTCCGCGCCACGCGCAAGGACGCCAATGACAGCTCGAGTGCGTATAACCGATTCTTTAATGCTCTCTACAGCGCACAGGGTAAGCTCCTGGACCTCATCGGGACGACCAAGGACACTGCCGACAACTTCGCACGCCTGTTCGGAGCGGAGAACTTCAAGAGCTCCGCACTCGGCAAGCAGATCGACGGCCTGTCCGGTCACCTCAAGAAGCTCGGCAGCGACGCCAAGCTGACCGGAGCCATCATCCGGGACAGCATCGGCGGGGCCTTCGACAAGGTGAAGTCCTCTACCTGGGGTGTGGGAATCACCCGCCTCCTGACGGAGTCCAAGCTCGACCCCGCTGGCCTTCGTCAGTTCGGCAAGAAGATCTCCGACAAGATCTCTCAGGCGATGGTCAAGGCCACCGGCGACGCCGACGGCGGAAGCGCCTCTCTCGGCAAGGCCCTGTCGAACATGCTCGGCGAGGGCTTCAAGAAGATGAAGAACTTCGCCAAGCCGCTGACCGACGGCTTCTCCAACGCCTTCGACAACATCGCGCGGATGACCCGTGGCTTCGGCGGCAAGATCTCCGGCTCCCTGGCGGGAGTCATGACCGGCGTCCGCAACATGTCCTCGAACTTCACCTCCGCGCTCGACGGCTCGATGAGCGGGGTCGGCCGTGGCCTCGTCGCAGCCTTCACTCCCGCTCTCTCCAGCCTGAAGACCCGCGTCTTCCAGCCGATCAGCGACGGCATCACTAACTCCTTCTCCCGGGGCTTCCGTGGCGCTGGCCGTGTCATGGACACCGCCACCCGAGGCTGGGCCGGTCGGATGGCTCGCACGATGGCCCCGATCACCCGGACGATCGGCAGCACCTTCTCTCGCGCCTTCAGCGGCCTCGGCCGGATCGCCGGTCGAGCCATGTCTGGCGTCGGCAGCATCATGACCCGCGCTCTGGCCAGCCCGATGCTGAAGAAGGGCATGAACGCCGTCTTCAGCCGCGTTGGCCAGTACGCCAGCGGTGCCTCGCGGATGGCCATCGGTGCCTTCTCGCAGCTCGGCGGCTTCCTCATGAAGTCCCTGATGCCGATTATTATGTCGATCGGTGTCTCTCTGATGGCCGTCTTCGGCCAGGTGCTGATCGCACAGGTCCTCGCGCTCGGCGGAGCCATCGGCTCCGTTGCCGCTGGCGCAGCCCTCTTCGCTCCGGCGCTCGCCGCCGGTCTGGGAGCCTCGCTGGCGGTCCTGAAGGTCGGCCTGTCCGGCGTCAAGGAGTCTGTCTCCGCCGCCTTCAGCGCGGACTCCGCCGAGGAGTTCGAGCAGGCGATCGCCGACATGAACCCGAAGGTGCAGGAGATTGCCCGTGCCTTCCGCCAGTTCAAGCCCGCCATCGACGAGATGAAGGAGGGGATCCAGACCAACCTGCTCGACGGCCTGGCCCCCGGCATCGAGTCCGCGATGAACAACCTGCTCCCGATCGTCTCCGAGGGATCCAAGCTCATCGCCACGACCTGGAACCACTCCTTCCAGGACGTCCTCACGGAACTGTCCTCTGAGCAGGCTCAGTACGGCATGGCCTCGATCATGGCCAACACCGCCAAGATGGGGGACAACATGCGTCCCGTCCTGGCGAACCTCACCGCCGCGTTCGGCTCCCTCGCCGAGCAGGGGTCCAAGTTCCTGCCGGAGTTCGGCACCTGGGCAGCGGACATCTCCCAGTCCTTCCGTGACTGGGTCGAGAGCCTGAAGCAGATCAATCCCGAGACCGGCCTGTCCAAGTTCGACGAGACCGTCGAAAAGGCCAAGGTGAACGCCGGTTACCTGAAGGACATCTTCGGTGGTCTGTTCGGCACCCTCGGCAACGTCTTCTCCGCAGCGGAAGCCTCCGGTGGCGGACTGCTGAAGGCGATGGGTGACAACATGCAGCACCTCAAGGAGATCACCGAGGAGGGGACCAAGGGCTACACTGAGATCACGAAGTTCATGGGGTCCGCCTCGGAGATGATGACCCAGGTCGGCACCCTTATGGGTCCTATCCTCGGCGTCCTCTCGAACGTCGGTCAGATCCTGACCCAGTTCGGCTCTGCCGTCATCCCCGGCCTGGTGCCGGTCCTGGAGGGTCTCGAGAAGGGCCTGGAGCCGATCCTCGGCGTGGCCAAGGAGGTCGGCACCGTCCTCGGTGACGCCCTGAAGGGCTTCGGTCCCCTGATCGAGAAGCTGGGACAGGCGCTCGCGCCGCTCCTGGAGGGGCTGGCCAACGGCATCGCTCCGATGCTGACCGGCCTGACCGATGCCCTTCAGCCCGTCTTCGACCTGCTCCCGGGTCTGATGGAGTCCTTCGCCCCGGTCCTGGAGACCGTCGGCGAGGGGCTCGGCAAGATCTTCGAGGCCCTCGGCCCGATCATCGAGCAGATCGTGAAGTCCCTCGACGCCGTCATGCCGCTGCTGGACAACGTCATGGGAGTCATCGGCGACGTCTTCGCCGCGATCCTCGAGGCCATTCAGCCCCTCTTCGAGAGCGGGATCATCGAACAGCTGGTCGAGGCCCTGATGCCTCTCGTCGACGTCATCGGCGACGCACTGCTCAACATCGTGGATGCCCTGGCTCCGCTGATGCCGATCATCGCTGATGCCTTCTTCCGACTAGTGGAGGCTCTGATCCCGATCATCCCGGCCCTGGCCGAGATCGTCCTCGCCCTTCTGCCGCCGATGCTCCAGGCCGTCGAGGCTCTGATCCCGATTCTTGAACCGGTGATCGACCTCATTATCTCCATCGTGGAAGCTGTCCTTCCCCCGCTGATCGACATCGTGAAGATGGTGGCAGATGTCTACGCGGTTGCCTGGTCCGCTATCGCTGGCGCGATCGAGGTCGCTGTGGCCATCATCACTCCGATCATCGACGGTCTCCGACTGCTGATCGAGGGTATCGGCGGCGTCTTCAACTGGCTGTGGGAAGGCGTCGTCCAGCCCGTCTGGGACGGCATCACCCGTATCATCCAGGGCTTCGTCGACTTCTTCAAGGCGATCATCCACGGAGACATCGTCGGTGCGGTGAAGTCGCTCGGCGACATCATCGGCGGCATCAAGGACATCTTCGGTGCAGTCAAGGACTTCGTCCAGGATGCCTTCAAGAACGCCGGATCCTGGCTCATCGATGCCGGTAAGAGCATCGTCGACGGCCTGCTCAACGGGATCGGTAATATCGGTGAGGCTATCGGAAAGTGGATTCTCGACAAGGTCCCCGGCCCGATCAAGGGTGCCGTCAAGAAGGCCCTCGGTCTCGAGGACGGCGGGGTCGTCCCGGCTCTCGTCGTCGGCGGGGTCGTCCCGGCGCTGGCGGCAGGTGGCCGTCCGAAGGATGCTCCCGGCGGTCGCCTCCCGACCACCGGCCCCGGCACCGACACCACCGACGGGATCCTCGGCGTCAACGACGACGGCATCCCGACGGCCCGTGTCGACGCTGGCGAGTGGGTCATCAACCGCGAGTCGTCCGAGAAGTACGACCGCATCCTCCGACAGATCAACGCGGGCACCTACAATGTCCCCGGCTACGCCGCTGGCGGCGCCGTCGGCAAGAAGAACCCGCTCATGGACCTGGTCTCCCAGGCGACTACCGGCGCCTCCGCGCTGGCCGGTCAGGTCTCCGGCGCCGCCTCCGCCATCGGCGGAGCGATTGGTGCTGGCGCAGACGCCGCAACTGCCTTCGGAGCGGACCTCTTCAGCGGGATCACCGAGTCCTGGACCGTGGTCTCCGAGACCATGTCTGTGGCCTGGGTCAGCTTCCAGACCGAGGCATCTTCCGTCTTCGGCACGATCCAGACGATGGTCGACACGACCTGGAGCTCGATCTCCGACCTGACGGCTGCTTCCTGGGACGCTACGAGCCTGTACCTTGACACGACCTGGGGCAACATGCTCTCGACCGCGACGTCGATCTGGACCTCGACTCAGCAGACGATCTCCAACGCCTGGGGAGTCGCTGGACAGTCGATCGTCGACGGTTGGAACAACCACTTCGCTCCGACGTTCTCGACCCTCCAGAACGGCCTGACGACCCTCCAGGGTTGGTTCAACACCACCGTGGACAACATCGGGTCCGCCTGGGACCGTCTGCGGCCGAAGACCGGCGCACCGGCGAAGTTCGTCGTGGAGACCGTGTTCAACAACGGCATCCGCAACGCCTGGAACGCCGTCGCCGCGCTGATCGACGAGAAGGACGTCGGGCCGGTCAGCCTCGGCAACCTCGGCGGCTACGCCACCGGCGGCGTCCTCCCGGGCTACACCCCGGGCACCGACGTCCACCGGTTCACGTCTCGCACCGGTGGGACGATCGACCTCTCCGGCGGAGAGGCGATCATGCGTCCGGAGTGGACCCGCGCTGTCGGTGGCCCCGCTGCCGTCGAGAAGATGAACAAGGAAGCCCGCATGGGTCGCCTGTCCGCTCCGCACCAGGCTCACGCCTCCGGCGGCATCGTCGCTCTGCCGAGCCAGAACTTCGTCTCCGGCGGAACCGTGGCCACTGCCGACACGATCACCCCGATCCAGCGAGCCATGTGGGACGTCATCCGCTCCGCCTTCCCGGGAGCCATCCTGACGTCGGCCACTCGTGGCGCAGACGTCGGATCCGGCTACGATTTCCACATGCAGGGCAAGGCTATCGACCTCGGCGGTCCGATGGCGCAGATGAACCAGTGGATCGCCAAGAAGTACGGATCGTCCATCCTGGAGATGTTCTATGATCCCGGTATCAACATCGACGAGGGCCGCCCAATGGGTCCGATCGGTGGGCACGGCGATCACGTCCACTGGGCTATGGACTCGATCCTGGATCCCTCCGGGATCAAGGTCGTGTCTACCGAGGGAGGCTCCGCCGGTGGCGGCGGCTTCTCGATGGCCGCAGCGGTCTCTCAGGCCTGGGACGACGAGATCAACAAGATCCCCGACTACAAGGGCCCGAAGGGCAGGTTCGGCGACGCCGCTCCGAAGCTTCAGGAGTCGATGATCTCCTCTGCCTGGGACTACGTCTCGGAGAAGGCGGCGGCAACCTTGTCCGCCGGTCTCGTGTCCACCGCTGGCATCGCCAACGGCCCGAACCGGGAGATGGGCAAGGAGATGGCGGCTCGCGTAGGCTGGACTGGCGACAAGTGGAACGCTCTGGACCAGCTGTGGCAGCACGAGTCAGGGTGGGACAACAACGCCCAGAACCCCTCAAGTGAGGCCTACGGAATCCCGCAGTTCCTGAACGCGACATGGGCTTCGGTCGGGGTCCCGAAGACCTCCGACCCCAAGAAGCAGATTCAGGCCGGTATCAGGTACATCCAGCAGCGACCGGACTACCAGGGCGACCCGCGCCTCGCGTGGCAGCTCTGGAACTCTCGATCCCCGCACTGGTACGACCAGGGAGGCATCGCCACCGGCAAGGGCAACATGCAGAAGAACGTCCTGGAGCCGGAGCGGGTCCTGTCTCCGCGACAGACCCGTGCCTTCGAGGACTTCGTCTTCGGCTTCATGCCTGAGCTGATCGACGACTTCCGCAAGCAGCCTTTCTCCATCGAGGAGGGTGTCGACCGGATCGTCAAGAAGCTCGGTCAGCTCCCCGGCGAGATGGCGGTCGAGCGAGGTAAGAACATCGACCGGCTCACCGACGGCATCACCGAGAAGTTCAAGCGTCAGATCGACGGGAAGGGGTCTCTCAACCCGATCGACACGAACTACGACGCTGGCTGGATCGACCGCAACGGCAACAAGCTCCAGGCCAACATCTCCGCCGCGATCGCCGACGGCTCTGACGCCGCTTCCGACCCGTGGGGTTACCTCGCGGCTGAGCAGGCTGCCAAGGACCGCATCGACGCCGAGGCTGAAGAGGCCGAGAAGAAGCGGGCCGAGGCCGAGAAGGAGAAGTCCGACGAGGAGAAGGCGAAGGCTGACGAGGAGCGCAAGGCCGAGCGGGACAAGAAGCTCGAGGAGGCTGGCGACGACGAGGAGCTGAAGAAGACCCTCAAGGAAGGGTTCGACAAGGAGGACAAGGAGGCCAAGGAGAAGCAGGCCGAGGCCGACAAGGTCCAGCAGGAGAAGGACAAGGCTGAGGCCGACCGGATCAAGGATCTCAAGGCCTCCGGCGAATACTACTACGGGTACAAGGTCTTCGGAGACGACGGCAAGAACCCCAACGAGTACGAGCGGTCCGAGAATGAGAACATGGCGTGGGAAGGCGGAACTCAGTTCGCCAACGCACTCGGTCTCGAGGGTGGAGACAAGCTCTCGAAGCGGGTTTCCATGCTACAATCGTTCGGTAGCGCGGTTAACACTGCGACACCGGCCTGGATCGCGGCAGCCAATGGAGACACCTCCGGACTGTCCCACAACATCGCCGTCGGAACCGCATCGGCTCTCGACGACGCTCGCTCCGGAGCGAAGGACATCGCACCCGGACTCGTGGCCTCGGCTCTCGAGGGTGTCCTCTCGACGGCCTCTCTGAACACGGCACCGCTGGTCGGAACGATCAACACCGGGATGTCGGAGGACCAGGTGTTCCAGGTGCTGGACCGCTACGAGACCCGCTCGGCACGGAAGCGGGGTGGCACACCGAGGAGACTGTAAATGGCAATGTCCGGAGGAGACCAGGCGTGGGTGATCTATCAGGCACCCCCGACCTGGGACGGATCCCAGTGGGTGAACGGCGAGAGGTTCTTCCTCTCGGGGCACCCCTCCTACTTCAGGGACAAGGGAGTAGACCTCGCAAGGTCTATCACCGGCCTGGAGCGGGAGACCTCGGAGTACCGGTACAACCAGTCGGCCAACCAGGCAGGCGCGTCGTACCAGGGATCCATTCCGGACAAGCGTGAGCTCGGCTGCTCCGTGAACATCGTCGCGGACTCTCCGGCCGAGGCTCGTCGCCGGAAGCGGGCCTGGATGGACGCTCACCCGGACGACAACCCGGGGAAGCTCTGGGTCTTCACCTCCGACGGCTCTCCCCGCTACCTCCCGGTCTACAAGTCCTCGACGGCGGGGCAGTCGACGATCGACATCGACCCGACGGTCCGACCCTACGGCTACCGGGACTGGGAGTGGGGGTGGGTCTCCACCGACGCCTACTTCCGGGGCTACCGGGTGACTAAGCCGCTGAAGCATCGCGGCGGAAAGATCTTCTCGACGACCTTCTACAACGACTCCACGGTCCCCCAGGTGTACCCGATGCTCTATCTGCCGGGACCGGGGTCCTGGACGTTCAGTCTCGGCTGGAACCGTCCGACCTTCACCACTCCGACGATCCCTGCCGGATCCGAGGCTCGCATCTCCTTCGACCCTCTCGACCCTTCGTTCCTCATCCGGGATAAGGCGACCGGGAAGACGACCAACCTCTGGCCGACGATGCGCGGTGAGCGACCCCGCTTCTCGCTGGAAGCTCAGACGAAGAACACCATTCAGGTGATGCTCACAGGAGACCCCAGCAAGTTCGACGAGGAGAGCAAGCTCCCGCGTCTCGTGTTCACCCCCAAGTACCACTCCTGGATCTGATATGAGAGTCGACACATACACGAAGGAATACCTCCCGAGCCGTCCAGGCGTACCGGACGATGACCGGTACCACGGCGTCATTGAGCTCCGGGACGGCCAGGGACGTCTCGTCGGAGAGGTCGGAGACTACGAGGACGCCTCGTTCCTCTTCGACTCCAGCGCCAAGTCCGTCGAGGGGTCCTCGATCTCGATCCCGGGGTCCTCTCCCTACGCACGCATCTTCATGCGGGCCAACCGGCAGATCCTCCTGGTCCACTTCATGCTGTACCGAGGCAAGAACCTCGTGAAGCTCTGGACCGGCCGCGTCGAGCGGAGCTCCCGGAAGAACGACCGGGGGGTCTCCTCGGTCAGCGTGGAGCTGATCTCCGACAAGGCCTGGCTCCAGTACATCATGTGCTGGTCCGCTCCCTTCGGTCCCCTGGAGTTCCAGGCTCCGAAGAAGGAGGACAAGGGTGGCCCGGCGATCAACACCATGAAGCAGTACGCCGTGAACAACCTCATCCGGATCCAGGGGTCCTGGTGGAACCCGATCTCGATGGCCGACATGGCGTACAAGTCGACCTACATGGAGCGTCCGGGGTCCTGGTCGACCCTCGAGGAGTTCATGCCGATCATGCAGGTCGTCCCGACGACCAAGGCGGAAGACACGTCCCCGACGATCTTCCTGTCGGCCAAGATGGACTCCGTCGCAGACGTCTGGGATCAGGCGTGCCGTGACCACAACCTTCTGCCGGAGGTCAAGTTCCACGTCCCGGGACGAGACACTCTCCCGGACCGGCTGAAGATGTCTGGCAGCGGGATCTGGATCGACATCAAGGACAAGGACGTCACTCGTGCCCGGTCCGAGAAGAAGGGCTTCTTCGAGCAGATCACGAAGGAGATCGGCATCTTCGTCCGTGGCCTGTTCGGCCGGTACGACTCCCCGGTGGAGCTCGACTCCACGAACCCGGAGTCCATGCTGGACTACTTCGGCCGTGACCCGGCCGACAAGTGGGTCATCTTCCGGGAGTCCGACGAGCACACCTTCCAGCGGGAGACCTCGGCCTTCGCTCCGACTTCGGTCCGCTCCATCGCCGGAGGCAAGGCTCCGCAGGCCCTGAACAAGGGAATTGAGCTGCTGGCCAACACGGCGATCCGCCTGGCGCTGGCGGCGATCGGCATCGTGTTCGGTGACCTGATCTCCGGTGAGCTGGACGACATCCTGTTCGCCTACCAGAAGGCCGACGACAACAACCTCCGGGAGTACCTCGGCAAGTACGCCTTCTTCGAGGACTTCGCGCCAGCGGGACCACCGCATACACCTTCGACTCCGCTCAGGCGCTCAGGCTCGCCAGGTTCAATGCGACCGGGTACAAGACCGCGACGTACACGATCGACGGCAACGCCGCGCTCCCGTTCCGGATCTTCGAGGACTTCGACCTCCTGGATCCGGTCGCCTGGGAGGACGGAGACGAGGGTCGCCTCTTCGCGGAGCGCCTGAAGGAGGTCACCGTGAAGCTCGACCGGGAGAACGGTGTCACCTTCGACGTCGCGCTCGGCGGAGAGCGAGCGGCCGGAGGAGCCCTGGGCCATTCAGGCTCGACGGAATGATATGATGAAGCAGTGGATCAAATCTGCGCTGTTCCTGGACTGACATAAGGAGAAACATGGCTGAATCGAAAATCGGCGACATCACTACCCGACTCGCCTTCTACACTGAAGGGGACGCTCTCGACTTCCAGAAGACCGGCCGAGCCGTGCTCGTCGTGGAGGACGGGGGTCGCCGAGCTTCCTCTGCCTGCCGGAAAGCAGGGTAACCCGGGTCCGAAGGGTGACCCGGGATCCTCTCTGCGTCCGGACCTCATCCTCGACGAGACGACCGACTCTGCCGCGCTCGGCGTCCTCCAGCGGTACTCGAGCGCCTGGCGCGCCGCCGGAACCGACCGCGAGGGGTTCTTCGCCATCAACAAGCCGACGAAGTCGGGCTTCTTCTACTCCCGATCCGGCTGGACCGTGATGCGGGGACATCTTCGGTGGGTCCTCCGAGCTCGTCGCCGGAGAGTTCACCCTCCCGGCCTACTTCCGGAATGTCGCGGCTGCTCCGGAGGCTCCGGCGGACGGAGTTGTCCTCTACTCGGAGGACAACAAGCTGAAGGTCAAGAAGACGGACGGCACCGTCGTAGAGCTGGCGTAGGGGTCCGCCATGTACAAGAATCATCCGCACTGGAACGAGGACGACTGGGAAGCGCCAGACAGCGGCCTGGCCACGGACGACTCTCTCCTGGAGAAGCGGGACGTCGAGCTGTCGACCGTCGCCGACGTCCAGCCCTCCGGGGTGAGCCAGGAGGAGATCGACGACTTCGTCGCCAACCACTCCCCGGCAATCGACGCCAGCGGGAACACGATCATCGGCAACACCAGCAAGGAGGTCGGCCAGATCTCCTCAGAACTGGAGATGGTCGACGGGAAGTCCGAGAAGCTCCAGACTGTGACCCGCACCATAGTCGAGCAGCATGATGCGATCCTCGACCTCGGTGCAGCAGCGGACAAGGCGCAGGCCGACGCTGATAGCGCTATCGAGGCCGCTGGAGCGGCGAATGCCCAGCTCGGCGATCTCCTCGACACGGACAGCGAGAACTCGCTTGCGCTGTGGCGTCTCCAGGAGTCGATCAACGAGAACCAGCAACTGGCCATGACCGCGCACTCCGCCGCGATCGACGCGAACAGCCAGGCGATCCAGTCGATGAGACAGGAAGTAACTCGCCAGATGAGAATCGTCCCCGGCCAGTCGAACGACTTCGTCGAGGTCGGCGGGTTCGAGGATACCCCTCCCAGCTACTGGGTCCGGGGCAAGGGCTCGTGGACAGGCGAGTTGGTGGCGATCGGCGTCCAGGACAACTCCCCTCAGATCTTCATCACCTCTTTCCCGGATGTATACGGCAACCGGACTATCGGGATCGACGGAAGGAAGTTCCAGTATGCCTTCTTCCGGATCGACCCGGGGGTGGTGACGCAATACCGCGTCGAGACCTCCTCGGACACCGTCGTACTGGACAACAAGACCTGGACCACCCTGGCGTCGTTTACCGTGCCTGAGTCAGGCCGTGTCTCAGGGACCGGAGGCTTCCGGTTCCTGCGGAGGACCTATCTCGGCGGGTACGGGGCTCGCATCACGCTCAACG